ATTTGCCCTCAGTTGAAAGATTATTCCAATCTTGATGCAGTAGGCATCGTATGTAAAACCATTCCTTCTAGCCAGAAATCTGACTGTGTTATAAAAGTATTACGCATCTCAGCTGTCGATAAATATATGCGTAGCTGGATACATTCACCTTCACTTTGGAAGTAAATAGGATGCCACAAGCGTTCCGAGTTAGCTTCTATGGGAACATTAATATACGGACTAGTTTCTAGGACACTAGTACCCAGAATAGTGTTAGTTGCAGTGCCATTTTGGATCATCGATACATCAGTTGATGAAGGGAAATAATCTACAGTTATTTCAGCACGTTGAGTAGGAAGAACACCAGGATTAATATTGCGTACTCCGAAGTCTATCTTAGCTACATAGACATTTCTGCCTTTATCTATATAGGGATTAAACTCTTTAGTCAGCATATCTATCAACGACACGCGGGTAATATTGCCACCGCCAGTATAGATTCCAGCAAAGTTAGGAGGTAGTGGAATCTGTACGGTATTAGGATCTATTACAACAGATACTTCATAATTAGCATCGTTTATCCCTGTAACACCTTGGCAGCTATTAATATAGATCCAGTCACCCACTGATAATGTATGGTTAATAATTGTTAATTGCATTACCGTGCCAATAACCTGAATATCAGTAATGGACATAACGGGTGCATTATTGGATATATCTGCGTCAACAATAAAGGTATAACCTTGTTGGTTCCCTGCTATTACTTGCCTGAATTGGGCCTGTTGAACTCCGGAGCTCCATGTAGAATTGTTATTATGCCATGGCATCGTTAATGAGGCCCATATAACGCCACTTTGTTGCTCATAGTACCCAAACATGGTTATGCAATCATCATTGAATGCCCATGAATTAGTTTTGTAGTTATAAACTAAAACGGTATTAGGATATTTAGCGATTGCATCTTCCTCAGAGTTAGGGAAGGTCCAGTAAACCATTTCTACATAGTAATCACGGATCCCTATAACCCGCTTAACGCCTTCACTTTTGTTGGCAATCTGGAATACCTGATTAGGGATCTTAGTATCGATACGTTCAACGTTGGCACCAGAGCATGCATGAACTCCCGTATTGCCTATACCAAGCACTGCCTTGTCGAATGGTACAACAGAGAATGTAGATTCTGCACCAAGTTCAGTATTGATCTTCTGCCAGACAAACGGCAATACGTGGTTGCCTGTATAGGCTAGCTCCCAAGTAGAACGCTCGAAATAAACGATTAAGCGATCTTTAATAAACTCAGCAGAAACGATCTGCTCTTCGGTAGCTGCATCAATATAACCGCCGCCTTTAAAGCCGGTATTATTAACTTGTATAAAAGCATCTGCATCAAAGGGTGAGCCATTATGTGAATAACGACATCTACTTGGATACCATTTATTGGCATTACCTGCTGCATTCTGCTCAATTACATTGAGTAATACTAAGCGGTCCTTAAAGGGAACAATAATACGCGCTTGATATATTTTATCATGCGTAGGGCCAGGCAATGTTGTAATAGATGGTGAAAATGTTGCCCACGGTATCGGTGCAGCAGGCGAATCGATATAGGTCCATATTGGGTCATCTGTTGCAACCGGTGCACCATTTTGGTTAGTTACATTAAAATTTGTAACAAACAAGGCAACCTGGTTATCAATTACACCAGTCCAATTAGTTGTCCAAAAGAACTGTGAGTCTGAACCATGAAATACAACATTTTGTGCAGCTCCAGAACGATCCCAACCATTAACAAACTTGTAAACCCATTTGGTATCAAACCCATAGCTAGGCTGATTATTAATTGGCCCAAGTTCGTAGTTAGTGAGACCCATTACTGGCAAGTCAGGATAAAAAAATACCGGTGTTCCATCAGGCAATCCAGTACCTGCAATAACATAAGCTCCAGATGCTAAATCAAATGTTGCTGCCGCAGCCAGGCCATCAGTACGGTACATCTGCCCAGCTGCTTGATATACTGTGAAAATTATGTTGCTAGCAGAAAACTGTGCACCAACAGAATACGGAAAATTGGGTACAATACCAGCAAGACCACCGCCTGCTGTCACTCCTATTTGATAGCGCAATCTAGACAATAAGGGAGCATCAAGATCACTTATAGCACCGGTACCCATAAGTTGGCCACCGAACCGTTTACGGACCCTGCCACGCCAGACATAGGCATTGAAAAGCGTCTCGAAACTTTGATCTGGAATGAGCCACGGCTCTAGATCTGTCCGCATACCATCATCATAAGGAGCAATTAAAAACCTATCAAAAGCCATGTTAATGTCCTATCGTTAACCATTGGCAAGGACCACCAATTACCAGTCCATCTGATCCCCTTGCTTCAATTTGTAAATTGACTGCGGTAAGAGTTCTTATGCAAGCCAGCACAACATGGCCAGTACCATTTGCAGTACCGCTAGTAAATCCAACAGGAGCTACTGTATAATGCGGAGTGGCACCGATATTTAAATTTATAATAGGTGAATCGCCAGTCACTGGGTCAGTATTTGTAGTACCAAATTTAATCAATAATCCGCAAGGCAAATAAAAATATCCTACTGTGCCAGGTGTAAAAGAAGCATCAGAAATATTTATATCCGCGCCGGCATTATGAAGAAATATAGGATTTCCTGTGGCTGTGCTCGACCAGAATCCTGATACTCCAGCAAAAGCAGGAGCTGCTGCTTGAGGAGCCAACTGAACAAAGCTATGTTGTCCGGCGATACCAGCACCGGAGTTAAATTGTACGTGATTTTGCGCAAAATCCGTCGATATCTCAGTAAAATTATCTCGGATCTGCGGTTGAGATGCGGATATTAATTGGTTTGCATCTGGAATATTAGCAGTAAATGGCATATTTATTTCCTTTTTATTTTATATTAGTCCTGATCCCCAACCGAAACCACCACTTGTGAGCCCGCTAGCCTGTTCGGTATATATGCTTGCAGTCCTCTCATTGGTGTACTCGACGATCGTCTTTCTAATAACGAGCGATTCTTGTTTCTTGAACTCTGGCATGATCATCTGAACCGAGTCCATATCCATACGATCCTCGAATATTTTCTTTGCGGCTCCATAAGCTATATATTGCCACCATTGTTGGATATCTGGGGCAGTATTATTGTCGAGCAACACAGTAGGCAGTATATAGGCCTCTAAATTGACCGTATACGGTTGATCTGGGACTGGCCTGAGTGTAAATGTATCCTGGTAATAAAGTACGGCCTGGGGCAAAGCTGGCGTGTATGGGATGGTTTGTGAGTTAATAGCTACGCCAGCAGCTGGAGGATTTGAGAATACAAACGAGAAGGCACCGGTTACGTAGTTTATAAAGTTAGGACCTATACCTACATCGCCCACCAATGTTCCTACAGTTGATGTTGCAGGTACATCATGTACAGCCAAGCCGTTCCCATTAATATCAACAGAGCTGAAAAGTACATTATTTTGTAATACAGGAGTTCCATATTGTAATAGCCCAGTAAAAGCAGTTATAATACCATCTCCACTAGCACCGATAGACTGTATGGAGTTAACCATAGGGTATATGCCAAAGAATTGCTCTCTGGATTGTGAATAAAACTGCTGATAACCAGCAATATAAACCGGCTCATGTATCGTTATATACTTGTTATTAAAGTCATAAAATGGACTGGTTGGGTCGGTAGTATTGGTACTATAAGTATCTATAAATGGCTCTGTATAGAAGGTAAATGTCGTTCTCAGGTCGAACAATCTTAAATGTTGAGGCATATCATATATTAAGAACGTATTAATATACTGGTTGAGATCTGCATCAGATAGCTGAGCATCTGAAGGTGAACGAGTTAAACGGCGTACTTTCGTTTTAATAGTTTGTAATGTCGAACTCGGCACAGCGGTAGGTGGTAAAGGCATATTATCCCCTTAAGGTATACTAAACTGGTTAGGCACGACATCCCTGACAGCCTGGTACAATTCTGGAGCTATTTCGGCTATCGGTACTGCCTGTGCTTGAGTTAAGGTTAGCGCAGGTAACGGAACTACAAAAGGGTCAAATAGGGTAGTATCTATCGGTATAGAGAAAGTTATATTATCTATCACAGTTATTGGTCCAAATAACTGATTTGCTTGCTGCATGCCATAATTTTCTGGTATATCTAAGCGGACTATAAGACCTGTCTGATACTGATGATTAAACGAAGTTGTCACAACAGCAGGGTTGCCATTGGTTATGGCGGTTATGATACGCATAGCTGGTTGGAACTGGGGGTACGGTAATGCAGGTATTAATGGTACTGGCATTAGATCACCTCGGTAACTTCTATGATTCCGTCAGAACCAGTGGCATCTATATCTGAGATATCAACAAATTCGAGACTTTGGAACCCATAACGAGCTACCTTTTTACCGATATGCTGGCTGACATTGCCTGCTTCATCTTGTTTATAGGCATGTATGGGATAACGGCCGGATTTGTTGAGGTGTCTGGCTACTCCTAAAGGAACCGAGTAAACTTGTCCGTCCATTAAATCGAAACGTTCGACATCGTCTTCTTTATATTTACGATATACAAAGCTCAAGACGGCTCCAGGGCATTCATAGAATCTGAATATCCCTTTAACAGGCTGCCTATCTTTGTCATGTTCGTATTTAAGATTAACTTTCTTCTCTTTCTTCTCTGGTGTCTTTGTGTAATCAGTTTTTGCTGCTATTGTAGGTGTTTCCATAGATCTCCTGAAGTTAGGGGGAGCCCCTAAGAGCTCCCCAATTGTCCCACAAGCTGTGGCATAATTACGTTATAGATTGAAGGATGATGTAGCTCGCCAGTAAATGGTGTCTCCATTAGAACCAGCAGGGCTTGTAATACCGGCGCCCAGGATTATTCCTGTTGCAGCAATATTAACCATTGCATCGCTCAAAATATCGTATGGTGGATAGAATGATAATGCCAGCGAAGTATCCATACCAATTGGATCGACAAACGCCTGAGTGAATGGCGCAGCTGCAACAGCAGTAGTAGGCCATACAAATGGAGTAAACGTTGTTACATTGATATCAACAGTTACTGTATTAGTAGCTGGTGTTACTGCAACAATGTTGCCTTCTAAGCCATCAATTTGTTGCATGCCATTGAATGGCCCAACATGGAACCTGATCGCTTGTCCTACTTGATATGGAGTATTAGCACCAACTGCTACAGTCAATACGACATCTGCCCATGCATTATTGCCTGCATTAGCAGCTATCGATGCAATGTAGCGTTTGGCTGGGTACCACTGATCAAATGGAATAATGCGATATTTACCGGCTCCTGCAGCAGCAACAGTTACTGGAGTATAGGCTATATCGAAGCTTACGGTTGGATTAACGGCTGTAACTGTGAAGTCCATACCATTAACTTGGTTGGCGCCGGCCATATTAGACAGACGAACAACGCTGCCTACTGATAGGCCTGCTGTATTGCCAGTAAGAACTCTATGAGCAGTTGTACCAAAATCGGTGGTTGCAACTGGGGCGCTTACACCTTGTGTCGAGGAATTATAAAGAATAAATCCTGGAACACCAAGACGATGAGCGGTACTCATATTTACAAAAGTTGGCGGTGTGCCAACTCCATAAAGTGTGACGAGCCCATCATTATATGCCATTCCGTTATTCCAGACATAGTTTGTACCATATCCAGCAACGTGAGGATTCGCGTCCATTACGCTATAGTTCCAGACTTCCATAGTATCAAGTTGACCAGGCAAATTGATGAACCTGGCAGCACCATTAGACACAAAAGATCCATTGAATATATTAACCATGTTATCTCCTTAGAATCGCTTGGTTGTACGAAGGTTAATAATCCACAGATCGTTCGTTATGCGCGGCACTTCGGCAAACTTATAGCCGACACTTGCGTTTAATGCGAGTGGGCCGTCATATATAGGTGGCCTATAGATGAAAGATGCGCTGTACCCATCTTGCTCAACGCATGCATAAGCTTCCATACCGACGCAGAAGATGTTATATACATCTGCACCTAGCGCTGAAGCGGCTGGTGTGACGCTGCCGATGGATGAGACTAAAAATCTCAAATTACCCACCGCGCCCCACTCTGAACGCAATGCATTCATTGGAGCAGGATATTGGTTCTTCTGCAAGAACGTATTAACGTTGTTTAAATCAGACGTTAACTTCGTGCTTGTCATTGCAAAATAAGCGTCTCTGACCGGCGCTGTCCCATACTTATTTTCGCCTTCAATGTTATCCATGATGGTATAAGCATTGTTGGTCAATAAGGTTTGAGTTACAGTATCGCAGTCCTGGAGCGTGATTTCAGTAGGATTGTCACCATTTACACCGCCAACACAGTTAATGAATCCAGCTGTCGCTGCAAGCATGTCCCTGGTCAGCTGATCCTCAGTCTGTCTTAGCGAAACGCCGAGCCTTGCGGCACATTCGTTGAGGACTGGATCTTGGTTTTGCAGTGTGACCTGCTCATTTAACATTACATAGGTACCGTAAAACGATATCTTTGCATCGATGTCCACGGCCGTCAAAGCCTGCGCTGGTGGCGTAACCCCAGTGTTTCCAAGTGGAACCATAGCGGTATTTAACGGATTGTAGCGCCGCATTCTTAAAGTTGTTCCACCGTTGCGAGGCATGTTTTTACGCATGGCAGGGATCTTGTGGATCATATTTGGCACTGGTACCGACAACAGTTTATAGCTAAAAGATTGCTGAACTGGCGCGGGCAACGTGCTAGTCGTTGTTATAGGCATTTTTCAATGCTCCTATAAAGAACTTTAAATTATAGACTTTCTAGACTGGGTGATGATCTAGGCGAATAACACCCGAATTGTGGATAGCGATCCCACTTAAACGCTGATTGTAGATAGCGAGTCTACTCAAACGCTAATTTCAATATAGAGAAAGGATCGATAAAATAGAAGCCCTTGCATTATCTTTTGTACCTGCTATATTTATATACACAAAGTATAAAGGAAAAACCATGAAATTTACGCCAAGAGATTATCAAAGAGAGGCTATTGAAGCTATTTGTACAAGTTTAAAGAAATCACCTAGAGCAACTGGAGTAATGGCCTGCGGAACAGGTAAAACTTTAGTAGCTTTGTGGGTATCAGAAAAGTTACAAGCAAAGACTATCGTGGTCTTTATGCCATCTTTGATGCTGATTAAGCAGACTATTGAGACATGGACTGAGCAAACTAAGTGGTTCAACTATAGTTATATGGCTGTCTGTTGTGATGACAAATTGCTTGATGATGACATTATCGAGATAGATGCTAAAGAATGCTGTTTTGATGTCTGTATTAATGCAGAGCAAGTACGAGCATTTATGAGCAACGATAAAGGCGTAAAGATTGTATTTTGTACCTATCAATCAAGCAACATTATCCCCAAAGATATTAAATTTGATCTCGCTATCTTCGATGAAGCACATAAAACAGCACATAAAGATATGGGGGCTTTCAGATATGCTTTGTATGACGATAACGTCTCTATTAAAAAGCGCTTATTTTTGACCGCTACGCCACGACATTACCAATTAAAGGGTCGTACTACCCATTTAGAATATTCGATGTCTAATGAGGAGATTTATGGTCCTATTGTATACCGTCTTGATTTTGCCCAGGCTATCAAGAAAGGTATTATCTGTGACTATAAAGTACTTATAACGATTATGAATGACGATATCGTACTAGAAGGTTGCGCCAATAAGTTGATAAACGATCATGGGCGGGCGTTTAATATGCAAATGATGGCCCATGTTATTGCTATAAAACAAACGATCGATAAATATCCGATTAAACGGGCTGTCGCCTTTCATAGAACCATCAAAGATACTAAGGAGTTTACGAGAACTGCATTACATTTGAAAGACCTTAAATGCACTATCTTAGATATTTCCAGCAAGATGAACTCCGAAGATAGAGCGCATACTATGAAGACGTTTGAATATTCCAGCAAAGCCATAATAAGCAATGCGAGGTGTCTTTCTGAAGGGGTAGATATTCCCTCGATTGATCTTGTTGCTTTCTTATCCCCTAAAAAGAGCAAGATAGATATTATACAGGCTATCGGCCGTGTCATGAGAAATGCTCCAGGGAAAAAATATGGTTATATTTTGCTACCTGTCTACGTATCAGAAAAGATACATGCGTTTAATGACCTGACTGACAGATCTGAATATCGTTATATTATGGAGATCATTAATTCACTAAGAGAGTATGATACTGATCTACAACAGCAGATATCTGATAGGTTTCTTGATAAAGGCGAATATGGAGAACGTATTAAAACGAAGATTGAGTTTGTTAATGCCGATATTAACAGTGATGAATTAGCACAGGCAATTGATATAGATATCCTGGAAAGCTTTAAAGATGATTGGGATGTGAGGTTTGAAGAGGCCAAGAAATGGTACGAAAAGAATGGTAACTGGGTATTTAAAGAAGCCAGAACCAAGCATAATAGGGTGCGAGGTTGGGTACAATGGCAACGCAAACACTACAAAGACGGTCTTTTATCTAAAGAACGTATTGATAAGTTACGCAGTATAAACTTTGTATTTGATGCCAAAGAAGCCCGCGATGAAGAAAAATTATCTGAATTAATGAAAATATTCGATAAACACGGTTTAATATCACTGTATAAAGATTATAAAACATTAGAAAATTGGGTATGGTATATGGGAACCAAAATACGCAAAGGCGAGCATAGCAGTATTATCGAACGCTTAGTAAATTACATTAAAAAATTCCCTGGCGGCGCAGAATATTTAGATGAGAGAAGAAGCACACACTCAAAAAAGATAGATGAATATTTATATTATTTAATCGATTATCATAAAAAATATGGCCATATAGATGTTAAATATACCGAAAATGATCATGTAGCAAAATGGTTACATAGATTACAAACGGGCGGCTTTAAAAATCTATCTAAAAGTACACGCAAAAAACTTGATGATATGGGTTATGTACATACCAATAAAGACGTAAAAAAATACGCTGACGAATGGAATAGAAAATATAAAGAACTGGTTGAATACAAGAAGCTACGCGGAAATTTAGTATTCCATAAAAATGAAAAGGAATACGGCGAGTTAAATAGATGGGTTACCAGACAACGTTGTAAGTATATATATAACAAATGCGCAAATCTTACGATAGAACAGAGACAAAAACTCAAGGATATAGGATTATTTAAGCATGTCAGAGAAAATCAAAAAAGAGGCAACGGCAAAAAGGTTAAGAAGTAATTGATTCCCCGGGAAGGACTTGAACCTCCGCCCATTCGCTTTAAATACGATTGCTCTACCAACTGAGCTACCGAGGAATGATATTATTAGTATACTGCCCATACAGGAACCCAGAAGAGCTCCGTTAAATATAGAAAAAACTTTTTTCTGGTCATTCCAAAAGCGAACTGCTCATGGCTTCGTGCTTAATACGTGGATCTTATTGTCTTGAATTTGGTGCTTAACTTTCTCTACACTACCTTAGCGGGCAAGTAGTCACTACTTTAAACTTAAATCTTATTGTCTTTAGAATGGCGGGATGATAAGTCCCATCGCTTAGCAGGCGATTATTGTGACAGGAATTGAACCTGCGATCTTCTTCCCGAAGAAAAATGCCTTAACCACTTGGCTACACAATTGAGCAGATATTTTTAGATCTGCGGATACCTATATTTTTGGTTTTTGCGTCTGTATGTCAGTATATTTCAAAGAAAGTTAATTTAATCTAGAAGATCGGTCACGGCATTGGTTATTTCAAGCGTAGCATCAATTAACGATGGCTCCGATCTGAATAATTCTATTTTCTTATCTCGTTCAATAGGATCAAAATATAGCCTACGTTTAATGATATTCTGAGGAGAGTTAGGAGTTAATTGTGTTGAGTAGGATTCTTTATGCCCTTTGTCAGTTAACTTACGCCAACAGCTTTCTTCATTCTTAGCAAGATCTCGACGTCTATGGACCCATTCGGCTATAGTCTTGGTTACATACTTACCATCTATACAGATATTAACCTCGGTCATAACATTGGTTTTCTGGATGCGATAACGTAATAGCAGGATCTCTTTTATTACATCTGAATGCATCTGCAACCAGGTAGTTATTTGACCTTTTTGGTCTACATATACTGGATTCTCACAGTCTAAGTCAGCACAATACTGGCCAATTTTCTCTTTGATATCATCAGCCTTACGCTGTAAGTCTTTTATCTTCTTAAGAGCTTCTATTATCTTCATAATTGATCCTTTATACATGAGTTTAATGATATATAAATATAGCATCTATTTCATTAAAGGCAATTCAAACTTTCATTTGGAAATGATCGGAGTCTGGCCTAGTCTTAAAATTGCCCCCCCACCTATTCTTAGAGTGCAGTGATTCCCAGTATTTTCCAAATACCTCCAAATCTTTAACCTGCTGCAATAACTTGTTGTCTGCCGTAAAGATATTCAGATCAATAGCTAATCGTTTACGGTGGAGCGAATTTACAATCCCTAACCCTTCATGCGCATAGATCATAGCCTGTTGTTCTGTACGATATGCTTCACCGACGGTCACATGGTAGCCTTTGGCATTAATATAATCTATGAGCTTGGCTACATTAGCAGCGAAGATCTCTTGCTCGTCCTCTAATGGTATGGTTGGTAATTTGGTATGGATATTGAATTGGAATTTCTGAACTGTATATGCACCGATGAAAATAAGACATAGACTTATTATCGAAGATGCCATAATTCTGAAATAAGACATTATAACTCCTGATTATCGTTCGCGCCGTAAAACCTGCCCATTTATGGGTGGGATATAAGGCGCTTTTTCTTGATTTTAATATAAATATAGTCATACTAACAATACTCTTTGAAAGTCTACCGCAGGGCATGCGGGAAGTAACGTCTACTGAGATAATGTGAGACCCGTGGGGATAGATGGTTGGAGTTCGACCTCTGTAAAATCCCCTAGAGGGATAAATGAGCGAAAACCAAGCTTTTTCCCCATAGGCAGTATCGTTGAAGTAGAAACCCATCCGTGTAAGTTCGAGTCGCCCTAGCATCGAACTGGTCGGAATCACCTTGCTTTAGCTGGGTGAGGATGTCAAGGATTCTAAATTATCGATGAACTTTGACCATTCCAACATAGATAATGCCTGGGTGGCACATTTATCGTTGCTTTAGCTGGGTGAGGATGTCAAGGAATATCTGTTTCTATAACCATGCCAGATTCAATAAGATCTTTGCATTTTTCACACCATGATTCTTTTATGAGTTCCACCATTGCATCATCCGGAATATTATTTTCATCTTCTACTACTGGCAAAACAATATGCAGTCTAAGCCATATCTTCTTAGTTATTTTTGCTTTACAGTTTTCACATTTCTTAGGCCAATTTTCTATATTTATTGTACGTTTAACTTCGTCCAAAAATGATTCGGGTGTAAAATCATTAGTTTTTTTCATATGGAATATGCCCTATATAAAATCTTTTATTCTTGCGTTCCCATTTTCGGACCCTCATAATGCACTTCTCGCAAGTCTTATGCTTAAGGTCCATGAAATCCTTATTGTCTTTTTCTTTTTTGCAACTACTGCAAATCCGCATTATAAATTCCTCATGCTCTCAATCATCTCTTTACGTAACTGAGCTCGCAGTTCTTCCGTTAAACCATTAGCGAAGGCATTAGCTCTTTCTAATGGGCTATTATTACCCTGCGATGCTGCAACGGATGCCAATGGTCTAGGTTTAGCTAAGTTCTTCTCGGCACGATCTTTCTCATAGGATTGAGAGGTGCCTGGCGCAATGCCCATTTGCTTAATGATGGTATATGCGGAGGCACCTTTTGTATAAAGGTCAGGGTTGTTGTAGATGGTCTGGGCTAGTTCTGGATACGTTAACTTGAGCATCTCCAGGTTATCTTTATTAACGATCGAATCGAAATCGGGATATTTAGATTTTAATTGGGATTCTGCCGATAGAGAAACTGATTGTTCCTGATATTGTTTAAGCTGGTTCTCTAAAGCCTTTATTTTCTTATCGTAGCGCGATAGATGTCTCTTCTCTACAAGGGCATCGGGGGCTAGATTATCTTCTTGCTCGGGTTCTTCTGGTTTGGGTTGGTTCTGGAATTGGGATTGAATTGCTGCAAGCTGGCGAGCCATCTCATTTTTCTCTTGTTCAAGGCGCAATGCTTGTTCACGTAATGCCCTAAAGTTCTTATGATCTTTTACTTCTTGTTCTTGAGGTGGTGTTGGTGCAGCAACTGTTGCAACTTGTTGAACTTCTTCACTAGGAGCATCTGAAATGACTGGTTCTGTTTGCTCTACTACATCTTCAGCAGGTTCTGTAGGTGGTGTAAATTGTACTGGATCATCTATCATTGCCATAATTTTCCTAAACTATAAGTGGACTATTGTCAGCTTCACCGTTCAATTTCTTTGCTATCTTAAGTAACGTTCCATCGTTATACGATAGAACAAACTTGAGTAACTCACGCTCAGATTCTACCACATCTAGGGCATGAAATGTAAGATATTCGCAGGCATCTTTCGATGGAACTACCCACAAAAACTCTAACCAATCGCGTTTTCTATGATATTTATAGACAGTTTGGTCCCATGTAGGCGTAGGCGCAGAGAGCCTGGCAAAGAAGTAATTACGGATAACATTCTCTAAAAGACGCTCTTTTTTGCATTCTACAACAATATAAAAATCTTCAGGATAGGTTTTCTTGGCAGAATCTACACAAAGATAGATATTCTTATCATAGTCAGTAAGATTCTCGCGCATCTGGTCTACTACAGTATGCTGATTCTCTGGTTTTTCCATTAAATCTACAGCAATTTTACCTACAGTCTGCTTCGTCATACAACTCCTCTGTTATTCTACAATAATTAAAATTACAGCATTCATGTTGTGCAATCTTGGCAACTCTTCTTAAACGTTCTGCTAAGATGTGGTCGCAATAATCTTCATTTTCTATCAATATAAAAGATCTATTAGAGCCTTCGATATTCATATCAAAAACTGCATGGCCTACAGTACCGGAACCTGCAAACGCATCTAATACTATACCGTCACTAGGACTTAGTATTTCTAATAAGGTCTTGGTGATTTTGAGAGGTTTAGGCGTCATAAACAAGTCGCATGATTCCATTAACTTTAAATATGCATGTTTAGCTTCGCCATTATGGCCGCTTATATCATTCGTTAGAGATAGATTAATTTCAATATCGGTTGTATCATATGGCTTCCAAAAGGTGCCAACACCGCGGCCGTTTTTCTTGAGTTCATGTAAATATCGTTTTAATGCAGGGCCAGTAGTTCCTGTATTGCCGAAATATATGCGAGGCCAATTTCCTGAATTTTGTATCCTAAGGGCTTTTTCTTCAATGTTTGCATCAGTAAATATATAACATCCATCAATCAATTCACAGGTGCCCCATTGATTTAATGCTTCTAATATTGAAGTTTGCTTTAAGCGCCAATCTCTCCCTAGAGATGGATAATATATTTTCTTTGTCAAAGGATTTTGGACGCCATATCTATTACTTTGTTTATTTGCTGTACAAGTTAAATTGTCTTTGGCAAATACACCAGACAAATCATCACTTTTAAAAATTGAGCCGCCACTATCTATCTTGTTATATCTATCATTCATCGCCTTGGTGCGCGGCAATAATCCGATAAAACTTTTCTTTTTGTTCTTAGCATATATCAAAATATAATCCGTATTAGAACATATATCTTTTGCAGCATTCTTAATAGATGTACAATTCTCCCAGTTTATAATGCCTTTACGGTTATATTCACCGAATACAGAGTCCATAATATTGGCCAATTTAAAGAGACATTTATAATTAATATGAACTGCAATATTGCCAGATTCTTTTAATAATTCTTTAGCCATATTAAGCCTAGGAATCATAAAATCAGCCCAATTGTCATGGTCATCTTTATATCCTAAGTCATGACGCTTTGTATTATATGGTGGATCCCATATCATACAATCAATAGAATTATTTAAGCGTGTATCTTTTAATAGATTCATTACTTCAAGATTATCGCCATGAATAACATAATTAGAGCTAGTATCATTAACCAAGAGACTTTTTTCTTTTATATGCTGAAGCTTCACATAACTCCTTGAAATGGTTGAAATTCCACCCATTCTAACACAGGTTTTGG